GTCTGAAACAGGACAAGGTGTTGGTGGTAAGGTAGAACTTCAAGACAACAACAATGATAATGATGAAGGTGAAGGTGAAGAAGGCGAAGAAAGACCTGACACAACAATCTCCGCTTGGGGTATGTTATTTCCAATCTTGTGTCACGAGATTTTGAAAGGTTTGGAAGAGGCAAAAGCTAGATACGGAATACCTGAAGACCCTGTCATAAGACAACAAGTAATGGGTCAAACGGACACTTTACCTATGGAGGCGTGGTCTTTGAGAATTGGTCCACCAGTGGTTGAAAGATTACGATTTGCTCTGCCCGATGAGATTTTTGAAGATGAAAATAAAGGCTTAATAAATTGGTTCCAAATGGAACTTTATAAACTTCCTGCCGCTGAGGTGATAAAACTTACGGGAGACGCAATTTCAGAGGATAAATCTCGTGTTTCTAAAGCAACCGATAGGTTCCGTGAGATTATGAAAAAAGCGAACCAACTTAAAACAGAATACGAAAATTTTGAACCAGAGAAAAAAGACTCGGGTGAAGATGGTTTGGATGACTTGTTGGCAGGACTAGGTATCAGTCCTTCCAAATAATGAGTCTTACAAGAGAACAACTTTTAATTGAGTATAAAAAGTGTATGAATAGTACTCCATACGCTTTGAGAACTTATTTACAAACATTTGATAATACTGTCTCCAAATATGTACCACTTGAGTTATTTCAAGACCAAGTATTATTGATTGAGGATTATGAAAATTTTAATGAAAATATTGCTTTAAAATACCGTCAAGCAGGTGTTTCTACAGTGACCGCTGCTTGGGCAAGTAAAAAAGTGGCATTTGCAAGAAAGGAAAAACCTGAAAAAGTTCTTATTATTGCAAACAAATTAGAAACATCTGTAGAATTTGCCAACAAAATCAGAGCTTTTACTGAACAGTGGCCAAATTGGGTTGGTATTGGATTTTCAGGTGAAAAGAATTCTGCACGTCATTTTAAACTATCTAATGGTTGTGAAGTTAAAGCTGTGGCAACTTCTAAAGACGCACTTCGTGGTTATAGTCCAACCGTGTTAATATTTGATGAGGCTGCGTTTATCGAGGCTGACAGTGATTTTTGGGCGGCTTGTATGGCGTCACTTTCTACAGGCGGTAAAGTTATTGTAATTTCAACCCCTAATGGTTATGACCCGATTTACTATGAAATTTACGACCAAGCATTAAGGGGAATGAACGATTTTAAAATTACCGAAATGTATTGGTATAGGGACCCCCGATATACTAAAGATTTGTATATGGTAAAAACCAAAGATATTGTACATTATTTGCTCAACAAAGAACAATACAGTCCTGAAGATATTATAAGTTTACAAGATATTGATATTCAAAACAGAAGTTTGATAAGCCTACAAATTTACGTTTCAGATGGTTATAAACCTTGCTCTAGTTGGTTTGAGGCGATGGTTAAAAAACTCAAATACGACAGAAGAAAAGTTGCTCAAGAATTAGAGTGTAATTTCTTAGGTTCAGGCGACAACGTATTTGATTCAAATACTTTACAAGACATTTCTCAAAATTACATTAAAGACCCAAACGCAAAATTGATGGCAAATCAATTATGGATTTGGAAAGAACCTGAAAATGGACACAGATATGTTATGGGTATCGACGTGTCGAGAGGAGACTCTGAAGATTTTTCAAGTATTCAAATTATCGATTTTGATGCACGTGAGCAAGTCTTAGAATTTGTTGGTAAAATACCACCTGATGTATTGGCGGAAATTGCCTACAAATGGGGAAATATGTATAGCGCACTTTGCATAACTGACTTAACAGGAGGTATGGGTGTTGCCACCGCACGAAAATTACAAGAACTTGGATATGAGAACTTTTATATTGAAGGGGTTGATTTTGCTAATAAATGGAAGTATGACCCCAAATTAAAAGAAAAAATACCTGGTATCAATTTCAACGCAAAAAGGGTTCAAATAATCGCTTCATTTGAGGAGGCAATAAGACACAAATTCCAAATACGTTCCTCAAGACTTTTAAATGAAATGGGAACTTTCGTGTATATAAACGGAAGACCAGACCATCAAAGGGGTCACCACGATGATTGTATTATGGGAATTTCTATGGCTTGTTTTGCAGCAGAAGCAGCATTCCCATCTCTGAGTAAAGTAGAAAACCATACAAAATCTATGTTAGATTCTTGGACTACTATGGTTTCTGAAAATAAAGACCAATCTAAATTTTTTAATCCTTCAGTACCTCAAACTCCTGGTTCAATGACCAAAAATAGCAAAAACTATACACCAACCAAAAATGATTATGAACAATATAAATGGTTGTTTGGTCCTAAGTAGTATTTATTAAAATAGTAAGATACTTAAATTTATAAAAAATGAGTGATAAAAATATTACTATATGGCAACGATTAGGTAGAGCTATGGGACCTGACGCACTTATGAGTCAGGATTTTCCTGTTTATAAGTTTGACAAAAAAGAACTCCTCAGAACTACTGATAAAGCTGAATACGAAAAAGAGAAATTACAGGCACGTCAAACATCGTATTTGGCTGGTCAATTTGCTAAAGTAGAAAGTAATTTATACACTCAGGCGGTTTATTACGAACCAAACAGATTGGCATCATATTACGATTATGAATCAATGGAATATACCCCTGAGATTTCTGCAGCACTTGATATCTATGCCGAAGAATCTACCACTCCTAACGAGGATGGTTTTGTACTTCAAATTTATTCTGAGTCTAAAAGAATTAAATCTGTTTTAGCCGATTTATTCAATAACAACTTAGATATTCACACCAACTTACCAATGTGGACAAGAAACACCTGTAAGTATGGTGACAACTTTATCTACTTGAGATTGGACCCTGAAGGGGGGGTTATTGGTTGTCAACAATTACCAAATGTTGAAGTTGAAAGAATCGAAAGAGGTTTGATGAATGGTTCTAACTATGAAATCAAAAAAGAAGATGAACAAAAAGGATTGAAATTTTATTGGAAAGCCAGAAATATGGAATTTCAACCTTGGGAAATTGGTCACTTTAGACTATTAGGTGACGATAGAAAATTGCCGTATGGTACGTCAATGTTGGAAAAGTCCCGTAGAATTTGGAAACAACTTCTATTATCGGAGGACGCGATGTTAATTTACCGTACTTCAAGAGCCCCAGAACGTAGAGTGTTTAAGGTCTACGTAGGAAATATGAATGACGATGACGTTGAGGCTTATGTACAACGTGTCGCCAACAAGTTTAAAAGAGAACAAATTGTTGATAGTAAAACAGGTTCGGTTGATATGAGATTTAATCAAATGGCTGTTGACCAAGATTATTTTATTCCTGTAAGAGACCCTGCAGCGCCAAACCCAATTGACACTTTGGCTGGTGCACAAAACCTTTCAGAAATTGCCGATATCGAGTACCTACAAAAGAAACTTGTTACGGCTCTTCGTATTCCTAAGGCATTCCTTGGATTTGAGGATGTGGTTGGTGATGGTAAGAGTTTAGCTCTTATGGATATTCGTTTTGCAAGAACAATCAATAGAATTCAGAAATCTATGGTTCAAGAGTTGAATAAAATTGCAATTATTCATTTGTTCTTATTGGGATTCGACGAAGAAATTTCAAATTTTACTTTAGGACTTACAAACCCTTCCACACAGGCTGACCTTCTTAAGATTGACATTTGGAAAGAAAAAATGTTATTATATAAAGATATGGTTTCTGACCCTGGTACAGGTATTGCTGCAACATCATCAACTTGGGCTAAGAAACATTTGTTCCAATGGTCAGACGATGAAATCAGAGTCGATTTACTTCAACAAAGAATGGAAAAAGCGGTTGGTGAAGAACTCAAACAGACACCAACCGTTATTGTTAAGAC